CGCGAGCGTACCTGTGGGCGCTGATTGCATGGGAAAGTTATCGTGACGGCCTCTACAAGGTGCCTGTACATCTCGCCCTCGCGGCACTGCCTTTGTCTGCGGCGGTTGCGGTCCACACAGTGTACAATTTCCTCTGCATCCCCATTAGTGCCGGCATTGTCATGCCTTGGGTCGTCGTGCTCATTCTGCTGCTCAAACTCCTCATGCGGGTGACACCCACCCTGCTGCGAGGTGGCAAACTGCGCGGCTGGAAATGGCGACAAGCTGCGGAACCGCCCCACCACATGTGGCCCCGCCTGTATGGCAACAGTTGCCTACCCCCGGGGGAACGTTGGGCTCCCCAACCCGACATCACTGTCGAGCACATTGCGGAAGAGTATCGTCCTTTCGCCCGCGTCATCGAGACAGACCGGCCCGTCGTCGGCCATAAAGACGCATGCCTGGAGGCTTTCGGCTGGGCATACCGCCACCGCGCAGTCACTGCCAACGCCAGCAATTCCGACAACGAACTCAATTGCCTCAACCGCATCCTGGGCGTGTGTCCTGGAATTGCTCCCAGCTACGCGATCCTCAAACGCGCCTGGGTGCACCACTGGCGCGATCACCTGTTCGACCTGTGGCCCTGGGGCGGCAAGTGGCCGCAGCTGAAGCCGCTCACCGAGGAAAACTGGATTGCGACCCAGAAGGATCGTGCCACACTTGTGTTTGCTCAGGCCATCTTGCAACACAACCCCAAGGCCACCTCCCAGCTGTTCCTGCGCAGCGTCTTCGTCAAGCGCGAGACCGCTCTGTCCGACTCCATTCACGGACGTGAGCCCAAGGACAACCGCGGCATCCAGGGCGCCCAACCGCAGTGGCGACTCCAAGTCGGACCGTCTGCCGCCTCCTTCCAGCGCTGGCTCAAACGCGCGTGGAACCCAGATTGGTGGATCGTCTTCTTGTGCGGCCTTACTGCCGAGCAGGTCGGCCACGCCTTTCGCCGCGCCAGACACCTGTGCATCGGCGACGACGACATCTCGCGCATGGACAAATGCGTTGACCCCACAGAGGACGAGATGATGTTCGACATCATCGATTGGCTCGGCCTAGCGCAGCATCGCCCTTACGACCTCACTGTGGCGCAACTGCACCGTGGCATGATCAACGTCAATGCCGTCACCGCCAGCGGCACCTTTTTGTTTAGCCCAGGCGGTCGGCGGTCTGGCGACCCCACCACCACGTCGTTCAACACGCCCCTTCCTATGTTAGGCTATGCTTTCGACTTCTGCATGGCCCGCAAAACCGACCCAGCCGCGATCCTCAAAGCCCACCGCGCGCAGGACTCGAGCCAGCACCGCCTCCTCTTGATGGGTTGCGGCGACGACCAGCTACGCGCCGAGGGCGAGTGCAAGCAGTACTACACCATCCCGGAAGTCTGTGGCTTGCCCAACGGGCGCGACGGCCTCGACTCTGCGACACGCCTGGAGCGCGAGA